AATACTTTGTCTGTATCTATTCATATGAGCCATAGAAGGTCTATTCCACAAGTGGTAGTTACTGTAGTATGGATCGTAGCTATTCCATCCCCAGGTTCTAAATCTATATGGATCCCAGTGGTTAAATGTACCAAAATTAAAATTAAAGTTCCAGTCAAACCAAAAGTCATATCTGTTTACATATAAGTCCCAAGGAGTAACATTTCTATTGTACTTCCATAAAAAGTTTCTATTATAAAAAGAATAATACCATCGTAAATCTTGCTGTTTAGCAAATTGAGAATAATTCCATCTAAACTTACTATCTCTACTGAACTTTCTGTATAGTGATGATTCACTATCGATCACATCTACTAAGATGCCTTCCTGGGTGACTATAGGAGAATGATTAAGCGTAGCTAGTTTAAAGTTAGCACAGCTTGTTACTAAAAGTAATGCAAGTACAAATGTTACCTTCTTCATATAAATGGTTTATAATAAATAGTTAGACTTTTATAGTAGTAGGGTAACTGTTGTAAATAGGTTCAGTATTAGGATTCTCTAGTTGATATAACTCGTAGATATTTTGAAATAACTTAAAGTTCTTTTCGATATCATCTATTTGAAGCAATTTCCATCCTTTACCTTGTATCACACCTTTTTGTTTACTAGCTCCTCTACATTTAGCTTTTAACCATATGATACCTGTTCTTTCTATTTTAACTCCTCTACTCTCTTCTAATCCTTTAGCATAAGAAGCTAACTGTAAATCGTATGATTTATGAATACTATTGGATGTCTTAATATCTAATAACCATATTTCATCGTTCATTTTACAAACAATATCTGCAGTACCAGCATACTTATACTTATCTGACCATACAAACTGTTCTGATGATATAAGTTCTGGTTTATACTCTTTCCAAAACTCTGCAAATTTTAATATCATCTCCCATACTATTTGAGAGTACTTTGCATTGCCGTAGTCATCCATCCAGGAGATCTCTTCTCCTTCTACTAACTTCTCAGCAGCTTCATGTACTTGAGTACCTTCTTTACCTGCTCGTCTCATAATAAGATCAGCGCTATGCCCAACGTCTTTGAGCCATGACTCGAAAAACTTATTCTTGGGCATATATTGGAGTATTGTGGTTACGGACGGGTAATATACTCCTTCGCTTCTCTTGTAAACTCTCCTATCTAGAAAGTTTATCTGTTTTAATTCTGGATTGAAATCCAGTCTTTTTTTCTCATTCTGTTTAAGAATGTTCATTCCTTGTTTGATCATAGATCTAATTTGTGCACCATTAGACTAGACAAATCTAACTCCTGTGCTGATTGGATTAATTTAGTAAACGGTATAAAACCCATTTCGGAAGGGTCTTTATCCGGTAACTCAATTAAAAAAACTCTTTTACCTTGATTTAAAAATTGTTCAGAAATTTGTAACGCTTTACTTCTAGCGTCGGTGTCTAAAGCAATATAAATATCTTTTACATTACTTGTAATAATCTTTTTATATAATGAAGTAGAGATACTCTTTCCCAGTATAGGTATAGCATTTCTACGTATAGCAACAGCGTCAAACACTCCTTCACATAGTATTATAGGAGTATTCCAGTTTATAAGATTCTCAAAAAATATTATGTCTTTGGAAGTTTCGGGATTTTTGTATTTATAATAGTTTCCATCATAGCTTCTCGCAATAAAAAAACTGAGTTGATTGGATTCAGTATAACTTGGGATAATAACTCGTCCTCCAAATTCTCCAGTTGTGCAATATCCAACCCTATATTTAATAAAATCATTATCGGTAAATCCTCTTTCATACAAATATTTTTTAACCAGGTTAGCTATAACTGAAGTAGTACTAGCTTTATATAACGGTTGATACTCTTTTGGTAATTCTAATACTTCTATTCCTTTGTAATTAACCTGAGCTCCTTTAGGTAAGTACTTTAGAATTAAGTTAGACTGTTCTTTAGGTGTTTTGAGCTGATATAGAAGGGATCTTATAGTGGTCCCTCTAGTTTCACAAACCCAACACTCCCAAGGATTCTTTCCATTCTCATTAGTTGCCATGTTAATTTCTAACTTTGGCTTCCTATGATTACAAAAAGGACAATGAAAAGCATGATTGCCTCTAGCCTTTTTATGGCTTTTGCCCAATAAATTTTCAATTGCTCCTAAAAGGAAAGTATAGTCCATAAACCAGTCCGTATCTTAATAATAAGATAAGAACTTTATTTTATCTATGCAACTATCTAAGAGATAAGTTCTTTAATTGCTTCTTCAACTACTTTCTCCAAAAGCGTTTTATTCTCTATATCTAGATAATTATCTAATTTATTAGCTATAGATTCTGCTAAATTCGTTATATCTTTATCAGATAAATTTAACTCTGCTCTATGAATAATTTTATTATTCTCTAATATGATTTTCGATAACTTCATATTTAATTATTTTAACTTTACTATTCTTACTATCTCGCCTTGATCATCATCGTCTACATGAAACACTTCATAGTCGCCAAATTTTTGTCCGTGGTATTTATCTCCAAAGCCTAGCAAATCTTGTTGAGAACCTCTAACATCTATTCTTTCCCCAAATTTTACATAGAAACGTAAATGAGGAAATTTAACTGAAAGTTTATCAGCTAGTTTGTCTAAGTAGTTTTCTGATTCGTTAAGGAGTATACTAGAAAGTTTCATTTCTTTTTATTAATTCTTTTTCAATAATATTTTTTTTTCTTCTAAAAGTACTATTTTCGTACATGTCTTTTAACTCTTTTGTAGGTGTACCAGACGGAGTATAGTGTTTCCACGTAAACTTATTTGTCCTTTTTCCTTTACTATCTCTAGTATATTCTTTACTGCTTGGTTTAAGTTTAGCTGGCATTACAAGTACAATTTTTACAGTTACAGTCCATATCTTTATATATTTTTAATTTTAAATCACCTGTTCCTTTTATAAGACGGTGATATGTCTCTTTAGGTATAAATAGATCAGTTTGAGTTAGTTTACGAGGAATATCGTTTTCTAATTGAAATTTCCAGTCTGTCTTATGTAAAGTTGATATAGTACGATCCTCTTTATCTCTATGCCATACTAATTCAAATGTAGGAGTATTCTGAGAGAATTCTCTTACAACATAACCGTTACCCTCTATTTCAGAGTAAGGTCTACCAGTAACCTGAGAAGTTTGATCCACCACCTAATGATTTCCAGTAACGGCCAATGTTACATGACCAGTATCCTGCTTTAGTTTTATCTTTTTTTGTAGCACACTTATGTCTTGCTGCAAAGGATGCTCTAGCACCTTTCTTTTTAAACTTGACTGAAAGCCCAGTATCCCCAAAGGAAACTTTTTTGACATTACCTGTCTTTGGGTTTTTAACATAAACGTAGAATTTTTTAGAACCACCTCTTTTAGGTTTATTTAACTGAACCTTTTTACCCTTATATTCTGCTTCGGGGATGTAGTCTACTGATGCTTTAAGCATTTCGAATCCATTATAGTCAAAGTTTTCGTTATTTATCTTTATAGCTTTTCTAAACTTATTCATGCTAATCTTCCCTCCGATAGATTCTACTAACTCTTTTACTAAGTCGTAATCTATCATTTCATCTATAGAAGAAGCTTCATCTATTTTATTTTCATCTTCAATCATTTCATCGATTAAACATCCTATTTCAAATATAGCATTATATTTTGGTGATACCATAGGAAGGTCTAAAGGTACTTTCATACCATTATACTCTGCATATTCCCCTATATCTGTTGTTTCTAGTAGTTCTTTGTCTTCTTCGTTAAGATCTATATCTTCGTTTCTAAGGGCTTCTCTTGCTTCAGCAAATAAGTTAACAAAAGCATCACTAGAGTAACGATAGACATGTTCGTGTAAAGTTAGACCATTGTCTAAATGGTACTTTAAAGATGGATACCCGACTACTTCTTTTAGTTTAATCATAATTTTAATTATTATCGTTTCGTTCTTGCCATTCTAAAGATACGGAATCTTTTACAATTGGACCACCTTTAGCCCAAGTTCTGCAGCTTCTTGCAGAATGACATTTAAAATGGTGCATCCAACAGTAACCTAATCGTCCATCTTCATCAGATGTAACTCCAGGCATACATTCATCCATCCTTGGTGAAATATCAAATGCTACACAGTTACTACAATTAGAGGCTTTAGCAGCTTCTAATGATGTATTCCAATATTTAGCTATATCTTTCCAGTAGCTACCAGGTTTATCTACATTTAATGGTCCGTACTGTACATGAGTTGCTTTAATTGAAGCATCTCTATTCTTAGTATTAAGCATTAAATCCTGTGTTGCTACAGGGCATGAATCGTTATTTTCTCTTAATATAATATCTCTAAGTTTCATATATTGAAATCTTTCCTATAAAATTTAGCGAGAATGTTATCATTAATGTATTCATCATGCTCTAACACCTCATTTATAAATAGGTATTTACATTCAAAATATGTTAATTGCTTCTTATTCGGTACATAGTCTAGTATTTCCCTAGTAAATTCGTCTTGTTTACCTTCTTTTATTAACTTTAAGATATCTTTATGTGATCCGTAATAGGTTCTCCAATCTGATTCAGTAATGATTTTCTGCTTTAAAGGTGTTCTTCCTCCGATACCTTTTGCTTTCCTCTCTTCCCTTAAAGCTTCTAATGCTCTTTTACCAAGACGTTTATTCCTTTCAAAGTATAAAACTTTCTTTCCTATATACTTTCTACCGGAAGGTTGATGAATAGACATATAGATAAAACCATATGTTTTATTTGGCATATCTTCTATACTCTGTACTTCTTTGTTATTATATTTCCACATTACCCTAAATAAAACCCTGAGATTTGTAACGTATATTTATCTTTCATACCTGCATTTGCTGATAGATGTAAAGGTTTTGATGACCATAAGTAACCTTCTCCTGCTTTCCAGTTATCAGATGTTTTCCAAGCATTAAGATCATTTATATCTTGATACTGGAGCATATGACCTACTTTCCAATCTTCAAGATAAATGTTTGCTCTAACTTTTAATCTTTTATCATCAGGGAATCTTTTATTAATTTGAAAAAAAGTATCTCTATGTAGAGCGATAGTATTGCCGGGTGGCTGCAAAATAGATGATATAGTTATAACTTCCATGTTTAATTGCTTACCTAACCCGTCAAAATCAACCATAGTATTATCATACCATAATTGTTGTATGACAGTATTTTCTGAGGTATAAGTCTCTCCTAAACCATATTCTTTATGAATATCAGTTAGCTCATGTACCTGGTGAGATAAGCATGTTCCTTTATGAACAGAGTAATCT